GAAACAGGACTCATATGAGTTACGCTCTAATTCCAGATGGCTACTCACTAAAGAAAGTGACAAAGGCACAGAAACAAGCTGTAATAGACAAAAGACGACACGACAATGTTGTGACGTTAGTAGAAAACCCCGAAATAATAAAACAGATTATAATTACAGGAGCTGCGTTCTTGATAGCTAGAGAAGGCAAACAAGCATTAGGAGATCTAAAAGATTTAGGAGTTAACATTAGTAAAGACGTAGAAGATGAATATACTAAGAAACGTCAGTTTGGCGATGCACCTATTGGCGTTAGCATTGAACAATTAGTAGAAGCTACATTTGAAAGGTTTGGCCTATGAACATTATTACACTTTTACAATTGTTGGTAGACTCGGGCGCAGTCTCACCAAAAGCGCCCACCCGCCCTTCTTTTTTTCCTGACAAAGATAGGTCATCAGGTAAAGGACAAGGAGCACGTGTAGACTTAGGTTTATTACGACACTTCAAATAGAGGAATTATGGAAATTGATGCCTACACACTGCTAGCTTACGCCATAATATGGACTGTATTTTATTTTTTTTTGTCACACTATATCGCAGAATTATCCAGAAAGCGTTGGACAACTTGGATACAATCAGAAGATAGTGACGAAATATTAATGGAAGCCCTAGAGGTTATTGTTAATGAGATAGAAGATCGCATGCATGATAAATTAGAAAGTTTTCAATCTTCTTTTTTTGGATCTCTTGGTAGTGCATCTAAAAAACTAGATGACGCCACAGGCGCATCTACAATAAAAGCATTAACAAAAGACAACCCAATGATGGGTTTTGTTGCCGAATACATGATGAAACGGGGTGGTTTGGGGTCAATAGTGCCCCAAAACAGCCCCGAAGTAGGGGTAAAACAGCCCCAAAACAGCGCTAAATTAGGGTTAAAGTAGCACTAAACAAGTATTATAAAATAACATTATTATTAAATAACTAGTAAACAGGCTTATTTTTTTTTTTTTTTGTATGCATTAGGTATTTGTTTATTATAAAATAATATAATTATTTATAGGGTTTTGTATGTAGTAGGTTGGTGAGACCATGAACTTTAATCAAAAAGAACAAATAAATGAATTGATTAAAACAATACGGGAAAAAGAAATAAACGTTAGATCTAGACCTATGTTTGGTTTAGAAAAACATTTAGACCGTGTTGTTGAAACGTTAGCACTGTCAGCATTAATGCAGGCGAACCCAACTAAGAAAGTAGAAAAGAGATTAATACAGATTGCTTTTCCTTTGGAGATTGAATTATGATCTGTATTCAATGTCAAAAAGATTTTGTTAACGCTTGGTATATTCCGCGGATGATGTGTCCAAGTTGCGCATGTAAATATGATAAGAGTCATGTATCGTGTCCGAGGTGTAATAAATAATGCCTAAGATCGGAATAAGTAAAGCACCGAAAACATTGACGATCAGTCTTAACAATCTTGTATGGCTAGACGAGTATTGTATAAAAAAAGGTGTTAAAGTATCTACGTTTGTAGACAAGTTAATAAATGAAAAGCGTCAGGAAGAAGAAGGTAAAAAGCCGTCAGAACACTGGTGTAAATCGTGCATAAAGTTTACAGGTAGAACTCAAAAATGTGAATGCACAGAATGTGGCGAGTTAGACGCAGTATTAGTATCTGCCGTAAAAAACTATCAAGTTTAAGTAGTTACCCACATATGAGTAGGTCGGGGTGCCCGTAGGCAACACCCCCACAAGGAGAATAAATGGCACCAAGAGCAAAGAAACGAACAACTAAAAGAAAACGAACTTTTTCTGTAAATTTAATAGAAACAGGAGCAGGTTTAGCTTTTCTGGATGCAAGTAATGCAGGAAAAGCCGCACAAGAAATGGTAGGCGGAAATATTAAAACAGGTTTAGAAACCTTATCAACGGCCTTTAAAACAAATAAAGACCAGATGATTAGAATTGGAGCAGGAGCATTAGCAGCTAAGTTAGTTGTTGGTAGTCTTGGAGGATCCAAAATACTCGGAGCCGTTGGTCCATTAAAATTGAGAGTGTGAAAAAGGAGAAATAAAATATGGCAATAGTAGTAAGTAGATCTGAAAGCGGTCTAAGCGCAACAACAAGTTTCCAATCTTTGGATAACTTAGCAGGAGCTAGCGTAAGCAGTTCTTTCACCGTTCCAACAAACGTATCAAGCATCAAAAGCTTATCAATAGCTTGTGCAGCAGACGGAGCAGGCGAAGAGTTCTGTAGTTTAATTAAAATCTCGGGGAACGCGATGCGTGACGGAGATGCAGTATTCGCTGGTGGCGGACAAATGACAATGGGAACATCCACAGGATCTAACCAAAACTTTGTTCAATACGACACTGACTTAGCAGTGCAACCTGGAAACTCCTGTGAATTCGCAGTAGCAGTTACCACAGCAGCAGCCATTGATATTGTAGTCACCGCACAGTTCGCTTAAGGAGGTAATATGCCTCTAGTCGGCGGCGGCGGGTCCCCAAACGTAGCGGGTAGCGGAGGAACAGCAGGTATAGGAACTGGGCTTAACTACCTTAGAGTAGGTGAGCGCACCTTTGTAACTGCACAATCTGGGGAAATAAACACTGCTGGATCTAATAACTATAATACCATGTTGGATTTTTCAACAGGTCCAGAAATTATACAAGCGCAATTAACAACCTTTGGAGGTTATACAAACGGTTCAGCAGGTGATGGTATTGCTACTTTAACCCGTATAACCATTAATGGTAACGTAATAGGACAGATTAATTTAGAATCTTCAACGGAAGATATGCCTACCGTAGGCGTTATTCCCGTTATAATTGCGCCTTACAGCCGTGTATTAATAGAAATATCAGCAACAAACAGTGGTTTTCAGTCAGCCGTAATGATTGATGGAGAAGCATATGCCTAAAAAGAAACTAACAATAACTAACGTAAGAAAAAAGATGCGCACGTTGACTAATGCAACGTATGATCTACTCTTAGATAAAATGGGACATGCTAACAGTAGCGTTCCTATGTCAGTTCCTAAGCTATTAGAACTACATAAAGCACTACAAAACGCACAAAAGCGTATCAAATGAGCACTACCATATACAATGTCGAACTCCCAGACTGGTTTAATGACAGCAGAACAGTGGAGCAATTACTTGTCAGAGTGGTGTTGGCATATCTTACAGGAAAAGAAACAGGACTCATATGAGTTACGCTCTAATTCCAGATGGCTACTCACTAAAGAAAGTGACAAAGGCACAGAAACAAGCTGTAATAGACAAAAGACGACACGACAATGTTGTGACGTTAGTAG